GGCATTGCCGGCCGGCCCCGCACGCGTGGGGCTGCGAACCAGCGAGAATGTACCGATCACGCCCGCCAACTCGCCGCTGAATCGAGCCAGGCCGCCATCAATATTGAATTGCGGCGAATGGACATCACCCGACGGCAATACCTCGAAATATTTTCCAGACGGCTGGCTGCCCATCCGGAACGCGTCCGGACCCAGGTAAAACCCACCTCCGGACTCTGGCCAGTTCACATCGATAAATGCACCGCCAGCGATGGCGCCACGCGCGCGCAAATTGTTGATCTCCATATCGCCGCTGCGATACAGGCGCCAGCCGGACTGGCCAGCAACGAAATTACTCGACCAGATATCACCGCCAATTTTGGCGTTGGTGATCGAGGCGTTCTGGATGAACGCATCGGCGACATACATGCCGATCGGGATAGTCACGCCGCCGATCACCGTTTCCGTCGTGCGGACGATGAACGGCACGGCCGAGGCAATGCCGCTGCCGGCGGGCGACGCGACATAAAACGTCGTGGCGCGCACGCCGAAATCGATTGCGCCGCCGCCACCGATTAACTCGAATCCGCCCGCAACACCGCCCGCATCGATGCGCACAGCATATTTCGCCTGCGCCTGGCCGAGTGAGTTGGCCGTCGCGCTCGCCTGCTGCGACACGGCGGCATAGGACGCGACCAGTCCGGTGATCGGGTCACTCAGCACTGCCTGTGCCTGCTGCAGGTACGATGCCGCCGCCTGCGCACTACCATCGGCGTTAGTCGCCGATTGCGCGACCTGTTCCAAGTACGATCCTGCCTGGCCGGCTGCCGTGCCGGCGGTGGTGGCGGCGCTGTTGGCGGCCGTGGCGCTCTGGCCAGCTTCTGTCGCGCGCGCGTCGGCAGTTTCTGCTGAGCCGCTGGCTGCCTGGGCAGCGCCTGCCGCCTGGCTAAATGCTGCCTGGGCCGCGACGCGATCGACGCGAGCAGCTTCGGCTGACTGGCCCGCCTCGGTCGATTTCGCGCCGGCAGTACCGGCAGATCCAGCAGCAGCGGCAGCGGACCCGCCAGCCGCATTGCGCGATTCTGCAGCCAATAGCGCGCTGTTGGCCGCCTGGCTGGCAGCAGTGCCGGCCTCCGTCGATGAGGCGCTGGCTGAACCGGCTGACTGCAGCGAAGCGCTGGCCGACTCGCTTGCTGCGTCGCGCGCGGCTTTCGCTTCGATCGCTGATTGCGTGGATGCAGCGGCCTGCACGCCGGCTGCGCTGACCGATCCGGCAGCGGCATTTTTGCTGATTAACGCGGCGCTGGCACTGGCACCAGCCTCGCCCGCCGCGTTCGCCGCCGTGCTGGCTGCACTTTCCGCCGCCGCCGCGCTGCTACCAGCAGCGGTAGCCGCCTGCGATGACTGGCCGGCCGACGTCGACGCGTTGCCGGCGGCGGTGCCGGCATTGGTCGCCGACAAATTCGCCTGGCTGGCGTACTGGCTGGCGCCGCCAGCAGCGGCATCGGCTTTCGCCGCATCGAGTAGCGCAGCGGCGGCGGCCTGCGCCGCCTGGGCTGCGGAGGCGGCAGCAGACACAGTGTCGCCGTAGACCACTTCCAGATCTGCGACCGCATCCCGGGTTGGCTCGATCAGGTCGATTTTCGCGCCAAGGTCAGCATACAGCTGACTCTCTGTGATCTGCTGCGTCAGCACCTGCAGCAGATGCTCAACCTCAACATCCGACGCGCCCACCGTACCGCTGCTGGCGTTGTATGGGCCGGGGATGGCCGCGCGCGACACATAGCGAATCCAGTAATACCGGAACGCGCCAGGCCCGACCGGGTCCGTATATTCCCGACCGTCAGCACGGCCCACCAGCGCCGCCTGCGCGAAATTGTTCGTCGGCGCGCGCCACACCTCGGTGTGCGACAGGTTGCTGTAATTGGCCGGCGCCGCATTCCACGCCAGGGTGATCGTCGCCGGGTGGCCGGTTGCGACCAGGCCTGTCGGCGCCGGTGGCGGCGTCAGGTCCAGCGCCTGGGTTTTGGCGATGGTCTGGCGAGCATAGTAGGTCAGGCCGTCGATCACCGTGCTGGCCGTCACGGTCACGATGCTGGCTGACATATCGGCGTAGTTCAGCACCGCATTGCCGTTGGCCACGGCCATTGACACCGCCGGCTCGCTGGAAAATGTGATGTCGCCCACGGCGCCCAGCATCAGCGCCGAGAACGTGATCGCCGCCGGCGTCGGCACGCCAGCCGCCGACACCTCGAACATCGTGGCGCTGGCCGTGAGCATCAGCGCGCGGTCCATCGGCGTCGCATAGCGCGGCACCGTGCTCATGATCAGCCGGTCGCGCTCACCGCCCAGGGCGCTCAAACCATCACCCCGACAGTCACGCGGCCGGTCAGCCAGTAGCGCGACAGCAGCACCACCACGGCAGAGGCGCCATCCTGCAGGCCATAGCGCTCATCCGTCAGGGTCACGGCCTGGCCCAGTTCCAGCATCATCATCTCGGGTTCTCCGTCAAATTCGTAGATCGTGCGCGGTACGCTGTTCAGGGCCAGGCGGCGCGCGGCCTCGGCATGCGCGTCGGCGCGGGTTTTCAGGAAGGTTTCGATCTGCACCGGGTCGTCGCTGATGCGGTACCGCGCACGCACGGCCTCGTCGGTCACGGTCTCGGTCAGCCACTCGGTGGCGTACAGGTCGGCGTGTTCAGGCGGAATGCTGGTGGTCAGGCTGGCCTGCACCGTGTAGTTGCGGTCAAAGCCGATTTTCACTGCGGCCGCCACCGGCAGGCGTTGCACCGGGTGCAGGCTGCGCTCGCGCATGTGGTCAGGGCCGATCGCCACCGGCACGCCCAGGCCCGGCAGCGCAACCTGCACCAGGCGCAGCTGGCCGGTACGCGACATGATCGCCTGGGCGCCCACGCTGGCCGCCAGCTGCTGGATGGCTTGCGCCTGGTTGGTCCGGTCCGCCACGTACAGGCCCACCAGCTGCGGGTGCGCCGTGTCGAAGGCGACCAGGTTGGCCAGGTCAAGGTCGGCGGCCGTGAAGCGGTCGGCTGCCTTGCCGTAGCCGGTGGCGATGCGCTGCACCAGCGGGGCAATGCGCGGCGCGTAACCGGCCACGTTGTCGCCCTGCACGCTGGCGGTGATCACCTGGGCCAGCGGATTGGTGATCAGCGTGAAGCGGCCAGCAGCATTGTTGATCATCGCGCCCACCGGCTTGTCGTTGGCGCGCACCTCGGCGATCGACTCGACGGCGCCCAGGAATCCATATTCCAAGGTGGCTGGATTTGTGGCCAGCGGCGTGACGTTGTGGCATTCGCCGAACGGCACCGGCAGGATGCTGTCCTTGTTCTGCGTGGCGCCGCCCAGCTTGGCCTCGGTGATCGGTGTGTTCAGGCGCTGCAACTTATCGCGCAGCGTCAGGCTGATCGATTCGCGGCCCGACACGGCCACGTCGGCAATGATGCCGTCGAACACCAAGCGGAAATCGGCGCGCGACCAGCCCGGGTCACCGGACCAGACGCGGACAGCGCGATTCGACCATACGTCGGTGAGCCAGCCATCGAGCGCGCCGTCGGCGTTGTCCAACTCGATATCGCCGCCGGACAACCCGGCCTCGCCGGTCAGGCTGACCTGTTCGGTGAATGCGAGACCGCCGGTGGCCAGAGGCTGGTACTCGACGTTGGCCGGCGTGTCGGCAGGGCCGGTAGTGTACAGGCGCGAGGCGATATACCGCGTCACCTCGACGCCCGCCACGTTGACCTGGGCCTCGATCAGCACCATGCGCGCGGCGGCAGGATCTTGCAGCCACGCCAAAAACTGATCATCAGACATATTCCGCCTTTCTATTTGCTTTTTCCCACGCCGATGTTTTGGCTGACTTGTCGACGCCGGCCACTACCACTCTTGCGGCGCTGGCGTTGGATTCGACCGTGGCCCGGATGGAGGCGCCGGTCTGGTCCTTTTGCTCCGCACGCAGCCCATCGACAGCTTTCTGAAGTGCCTTGTTGTCCTCGCGCAGGCCGCGAATTTCGGCGACCAACGCATCAGATCCGGCATTTGAGCCCGCCGAATAGCGCGTGGCATCGAATACCACCGGTACCGGCGCCGGTGCGTTGGTAAATTCGACACCGAGGCCGTTCGAGACGCCCATCGCCATCTGCAGGTTGGTGATCGCCTGCGCCACCGTCAGCACGCTGTCGTTGATCGTGATCAGGCCCGAAACCTGTTTCGTCAGCGCGTCCAGGCTGGCCTGCTGCACGTCGACCTGCGTGCTGGCCCAGCGCATCGCCTCATCATTGGCCGCCATCACGCGGGCGTAATCGGCCACATATTTGGCGTCCGAGGCATTGACCACTTGCGAGGCCGTCAGGAATGCCTGTTCGGCGGCCGACAGGCCAGATTGCGCGGACGTGTCGCCGGCGTTCGCCGCCGCCAGGGTTTTCTCGAACTGCGCGCGCGCCTCGGCATAGCGCTGCTCTGGCGTCAGGATCGACTGATTGCCCAGCGCCAGGCTGGCGTTGAGGCCGCCGACAGTTGTGGCCCACGATTTCAGGGCAGTCAACGACGACGTCATTGCCGATTTTTCAGTGTCATACGCCTTGGACAACGCATCCTTGGCCGATACCACTGCCTTGGCCGCCTGCACTTGGTCGAACAGCGCCTTGTTGACGTCGGCGATGCCGGCGCGCTGGATCACCAGCAGCTGGTTCTCGCTTTTCGTCAGTTCGTTCAGTTGCTGCTGCAGGTCGCGATGCTCGCTGGCGATCTCGGACGCCGTTTTCGCCACTGCAGCAAAATCGCCAGTGGCTGCCGCCAGCTCGGCGGCGTAATCGGCGGCCGTCTTGAACGGCTCGGCAATGGCGATCAGTTGGGCATACATCGCCTGGCCGGCCACCGTGCTCAGGTCTTGCGCCAGCACAAGGGCTTTGAACTGGTCGACCGTGGTTACACCCGAAACGCCCAGCTTGCCCATGGCGTCATTCACCGACTTGGTGATCGGCGCCATGCGCTCAGCTTCGGTCAGGAAGTTCTCGACGAAGAAGCCGGTACCGCTGGTCAGTTTATCCAGACCGCCGGCCGCGGTGATCAGGCTTTCGCTCAGCGCGATCGCGCCCAGGCCCGTGACATTGAACGACTTGCCCAGCACGGCAAGCACGTCCGACACCTGCATGTAGTCGTTGGTCACGCGCACCAGCGTTTCCAGATAGCCCTCGCCCACTGCCTGGTATTGCGCCAGGCCAGCCACGCCGAACTTGGCCATGTCGTCGCCCAGCTTGGAAAACGCCGTTTCCAGCGCTTTCTGCTGCTCTTCGCCCTTCAGGTCCTTCAGGCTGATCTTGCCCAGGTCGACCACGAACGTATTCAACTTGGCATTGAAGGCGGCGCCGCCCAGGCCCAGCACATCGGCCGCACTGCGGATGGTGTCACCCATGCTGCTGATGATCATGCTGAACTGGTCGTTCATTTCGTCGGACAGCGCGGCGGTCTGCGTGCTGTTTTTGCTGCTGTACGAGATCCCGAGCGCTTTTTTCTTCGTGTTGATATCGGCGTAGGCTTGGGCGGTGAAGCCCAAGGCATCCACATCACCGAGCGACATGGCCTTGCCGGTGATCCCCTGGTCCTTGATCGAGGTCGACGTGTTGAAGAGCTTCGACACCACGCCACCCAGGACCGAACCCAGCACAGCGCCAATGGCCAAGCCCAGCGGCCCGCCGATTGCTGCCATGCCCATGCCCAGGTACGTGCCAAGCGCAGCGCCACCCACGCCGCCGGCGACGGCACCGGTAACCGTGCCCAGCGTGCCGCCAAGCACTTTCGTGCCGGTCTGTACGCCAGCTGCCGCACCACCGCCGGCGGCAGTCACACCATCGCGCGCCAGCAAGCTGGACAGATTGCCGATACCCGACACCATCTGTTTCAGGGACGAATCCATCGAAATGGTGTGCGCCAGGCCCAGCCCGCTGTTTTTCTCCATGATGGCCAGCGAGTGCGCGATCGATTCCGATTTCGCCGACGAATCGCCCAACACCGAGCCGGTGCCGTTGGCGGCCTGGCGTTGCTCGGAAAGGCTGACGCTGCTGCCGCCCATGCCGCCCATCAGTTTTGCGCCGATGGCCACAACGGCCGCCAGCGTCGCCGCACCGGCCGCCAGGTTGAGCGGGAACGGCAGCGAGGCCAGGGCCTTTACCACCGCAGTGATGCCCCAAGCGCTGGCCTCGGTAGCAGCCAGGCCGGTCGAAGCGGCACTGGCCGCAGCCTCGCCGCTCACCTTGGCGGTGTTCAGGCCGATGTTGGCCGCCACCTCAGTTTCTTTAAAGAATATTTTTTTGACCATGGATTCCAAGGCCATCGCCATCTCATAGGCCCTGAAGGCTTTTTCGGTGGTTTGCAATACCTTGTAGCCGGCGCTGTTTTCCTTGAAAAATCCTTTGCCGGCGGCGGCCATGTCACCATAGCTCTTGATCTGAGCTTGGGCACTCTGCTGGGCGGCAGCGGCGTTGGCGCGCGCAATCTTGGTAGTGTCCCCATTCGCGTTTTTGGTGGCGGCCGCCAGCTCAGCGGCAATGGTTGCCTGTACCTGGCCGTAGCCAGACATTGCCGTCGTCAAACCCCCGATGGCGGCCCCGATGGCACCAAAACTGTCGGCCATGCCGGCGGCGGCCTGCTTGGTGGCGTTGTCGACGGCCGTCAGGATATCCAGCAGATCCTTTGCCCGGGCAACATCGCTGCCAGTATCAAGCTCAGTCGAAGTGGCCTGCGCGGTTTTCAGCCGCTGCAGCGCCGCGATCTTGCGGTCGATGGCGGCAGTGGCCTGCTCGCTGTTATCGAAGCCGGCAAGCGCTGCTTTTTGCGCTTCCAAGTCAGCAATGGCGACGGCGGTGATCGCCGCTGGCAGCATGCCGTAGGTGCGGATCTGCAGCTCGATGGCGGCAACCTGGTCGTAAATGGCGGATACCTCTTTGTTGCTCGCATCCTCGGCATCGCGCAGCGGCTTGTCCTTGTCGAAGGCAATTTGCTCGCGCAGCAGCTTGGCGGCTACGGCAGACGAGCGCAGCGCCTCGACGCGCTCGCGCTCCAGGCCTGCCACCTTGGCGGCGTTGGCAATACGTTCCGCATCATCCTTGGCAGTCAGCTTGGCCACCGAAGCCATTTCCGCCGCCTTGACCTTGGCCACATCAATGCCGGCAGCCAGCACGGCAGCCACCCTCGCATCGTTGTATTCAACTTCGGATACCAGCCCTTGGCGGTTCATTTCCGCCATCGTTGCGAGCGATTCTGTACGCAAGGTCTTTTGCTGCTCGACGGAAGCCTTGATGGCGTCCAAGCTGGCTGCCAGCCCTGCCTTCAGTTCGGCGCCACCCTCGGCCGGGTATTTCGCGCGAACGATCTTTTCCATCTCCGGCGGAATGGTGCCGAATTCGTCGCGCAGTTTTTGCAGTTCAGCCGCCAGCTTTTGTGAGTTGCTGCCGTTCTGGGCATACCAAGACTGCAGCTTCGAATCGCGCGTGACGCCTTCTACTGCCTTCTTCAAATCGAGACCTTCCTGCACCTTGCCCAGGTTCCGCTTGTATTGATATTCCAGGTCGTACATTGTGATTTGCTCGACACCGCTCAGGGCAATCCCTTGCGCGCGCAGGGCATTAATTTTCGTCAGCATTTTTGCCAGGTCCTGCACGGCCGGCGAGTCGGTTTTCGCCAGCTCGGCTTGGCCAGCCTTGGCCAGGGCCAAGCGCTCGCGCAGCTTTGCATTCTGCTTGTCCAGATTGGCGAAAATCTCAGCCGAGCTTTCCTCCATGCCGCCAGCGGCCTCTTTCTGTGCATCGGATGCAGATTTTCCCCACATGTACCAGGCCGTGGCGCCAATGCCTAAGGCTGTAATGATCAAGCCCACGGGCCCGCCAAGCACTGCCATCGCTGTGCTCAGTACGCCAGCGGCGACCGATGCCGCGCCTTGGGCTGCCGCCAACGCTGTATGTGCCGATGTCAATGCCAGTGCAGTGCGAGTGGCGTTTGCCTCGGCCGGAATCAGTCCGTTTGTGGTGATGGCCAGCGCGACGTTTCCTTCAGCCGCCAGCACGGCCGCACGCAATTCGATCACGCGGGCCTGGGTCACGCGATCAGCGGCTACAGCTGCAGCAAATTCGGTTTGCGCCGTAGCCACATTGGCCGCAGCCAGTGCCCGACTGGCCACAACGGTCTGGTACATGCTGCCGGCTGCGGCGACGGCCCAAGAGCCCAGCCGTGCGGCAATCAGCGTCCCGACGACGCTGACAACGACGTCGAGGTGATTCGACAGCATGACCACCACTTCCGACGCCGCCACAATCGATTTCGACATTAATGTGACCACGCCGGTCGACTCGTTCATGCCGCCGACGAACAGCATCATGCGATCCTGGGCAATGCCGAGCGCCTGGGAAAACGTCAGCGGGATCTCGCCAGCCGCCTTGACCAGCTCGTCGGAGCCGAGCACAGCAGCCGCGAAAAACTCGGCCGAAGTGACCTTGCCGTCCTTGACCAATGCAGTCAGGGCGGAGACCGAACCGCCGGCAGCGGCAATGTGGTTGGACACCGCTTGCAGCAGCGGGCGCGCGCCATCGAGAATCGAGTTGTATTCCTCGGCCTGGACCTTGGTGCCGCCGATAGCCTGGCCCAGCTGGGTCAGCGCGCCTGATGCCGCATCTGACGAAGTGCCTTGCAACCGAAGCGCAGCAGCAACACCCTCGGTGAATTTCAACACATCTTTTTGCGACGCCCCCATCTCGGTGGCAACGCCGGTCGTTTTGGCATACAGATCGGCGATCGATTCGAGCGACACGCGCTGTCGCTCGGCCTGTGCCACCAGCTCTTTTTGGACACTCACCAGCTGGGCACTGCTTGAGGTCGACTGCCTGAGTTTGGCAATGATCTGGTCGTAGGTGTCCGACATCCGGATGATTTCCTTCACCACCACGCCAACCGCAATACCCGACAGTACCTTGTTCACGCTGTCGCTTACCGAGTTACCTACCTCGTTCATCGACTCGTTCAAGTTGTTAAGCTGGCGGCGCGACTCGTCCACACCGTCGACGCCGATGTGGATAATTGCGTTTGGTCCCTGGTAAGCCATCGATTCGCCTTTTCTTGTTGCTATTTTTTATGCATGGCCGCCAGCGCTGCCTGTTCCATGGCTTGCGCCATGACGAAATACTCATCGCGCAATGGCTTTTTCACGCGGCGCCGAAGGCAAACCTCGACACCTGCATAGTTCAAGCCGACACGCTGGTTTTCTGATCCGACCTGCCACTGCGTCTGCACATGCATCCAGAAATTGAACATGTCCAGGTTTTCCGGCCACAGGTAAAACTCATCGTCCTGCGGCAGCGCTCCGGGCGCGGCAACCAGGCCGACTGCCGCCAGCGCTTCCTCGTAGGGATTGGCGGCCTCAGCCTGGTGCAGCGTCTCGGCGCCGGGGGAATACAGCTCACCGCTGGCGAAAAGACGCGCAGCGGCAATCAGTTTTTTGCTTTGGCCCCGACCTGCTCGGCAAAGGCATTGAAGACCAGCACCGTGACACCGTGAATACCGAGCATGAATTCCAGCGCCTCGCTGCAGAACGCAGCCGGCGTGCCGTCGTCTTCCAGCACCAGGGTCTGGCCGCGCCAGCCGGTAGCCACGTCGAGCAGCTTGGCCTTCATGCCCGAGAGTCGGGTTTCGACATCCTCTTCGCTCTTGACGATTTGCATCAGGGCAGAGGAATCGACGCGATCGCAGATCAGATCGAACTTTTGCGGCTTGAACTTGCCGTTATCGCTGACGGAGAACGAGACATTGACCACTACCTGGTCGGATACGGAGAGCTTGTAGGACATGGATGATTTCCTTGATTGTGGTTTTTATGGGTACGGCTGGGAATTACAGGAACACCAGGCGCAGTTCGTCGTTTCCGGCAACGGGAATAGCACGGAAGTCGTAGCCGATCAGGCGCTTGCCGTTCAGTTCCGCTTTCTTCGGGTTGGTCAGCTGCGCAGCCGGCATGAAGATGATGACCGTGTTGCCAGCGACTTTTCCGATGGTCAGTGCCAGGCTCTGCTTGGTGTTAGCCTTGACTTGCGCCATGAACGCCACTTCTTGAGCCGCCGTCAGTTCCAGCTCGAACGAGCCGGTGACTTCCCGGTTGGTGATGTCAACGTCTTCCTTCGACAGCATTGGCGTGAAATTCACGGCATTGCCGCTCTTGAGTTCGAGGCCAGTGCTGTTATATGGCGCTCCGCCCGTGAGCGCGCCAAGCGCATAGGTGGCGCCCAGTGTGATATCGGTAACGTTGGCCTTGGTCATCGCCACCGGCGCTTTCCACTCGGTATAGGTGCCGGCGGTCATCGCCTCGGAAATGCCGCCATCGAGGCCGGTGTAATCGAATTTCAGCACCGGCCGCTCGCCAACCTTGGCGGTCAGCGTGAAATCACCCATGACGCCCAGCAGCTTGTGCAGCACGCCATCGTCGTAGTAATAATTGGTCAGGGTTTTCAGACCGGTCGACACTGGCGTGTATTCGACACGCACGGGGTCGGCCAGCACGCCCTCGGCCATGGCGCAGCCCAGCAGCAGGTCGCCCAGCGCCGGCGCCGTGCCAGCGGTACCGCTGCCGGCCAGTTCGACGGTGTAGCTGGTCTTGACGCTGGCCGGGCCGACCAGCTGCTCATTGGCGCCGAAATAACCCTTGATATTGTTGCGGTCGATGTTGGCAGCGTCGAGCGGCGTGATGCTCATGTCCGAGACCAGCACGGCATCGGCCAGGCCGGTCGGCAGCGCATCGGTGCCGGGCGTGGCTTCGACCTTGGCGGTCACCACGGTATTGCGAATGTAGCGCGTCATGCTATTGCTCCTTCTTTTTGCCGCTTGCCGCTTTTGGTTCCGTGGCAGGCGTTACTGGTTGATCGATTTGCGAGGCGGAGCCTTTTGGGCTCCATTTTTCGCCGTCCCATGTCCACGAGCCGCCGCCAGGCGGTACCGGAATGTGGTTGTCGTCCATATCTGTCGTCGTCCTTTTCCTATTACGCGTTCAGGTTGTCGGCACTGGTGCGGTGCGTGACCAGGTACGTCATGCCCACCCAGCCTGTTTTTTGCCCGGCGCTGTCGCAGCTGGCCTCGACATGCACCATGCGCAGCCATGCCACGGTGTTGCCCAGCGTCGGATCGGCAGCCAGGCGCGTGAATACCGCATCAAGTACCGGATCAACAGCCAGGTCGCCGGACAGGACGGCGCTTTTGGCGTAGCACTCGACGGTATATTTCGATTGCCAGTCAGCTGGCGCGCCATGGATCTGGCCGTAGTCCGGCGTGCCGGCATCCCACTGGACGTTGACCGCCGTGTTGTACGAGGCCAGCAACGCCGCATCGCGCGCCCGGAAAATATTGGGCGATACGGCAGGCTCAGCAGCCAGCGCGGCGATGATGGCGCCGGTGATGTCGACAAAGACGGTCATGCGACGTTGTCCAGCAGCAGCAGGCTCTTGCCGGTGCCGTCCGGCTGGTGGTCGGCCAGGCTGTACACCACGCCCTTGTGCACTAGCTGCAGGCCCGCCCACGCGAACGGCACCGATGCGGTGGCCAGCATGTAGACTGGCCGGCTATCGCCCATGCCCAGGCCATCGCCGACGGCAGCATAGGCGCCGTCGAAGATGCCGCTGACGGGCAAGCCGCCCAGCGTGTCATTGGCGTCGGAGAATTCGCCGGCGACAAAGAATGGGCTCAGGTCGTCGCCGATCATTTCGACTCGGTACCGGTGTCGGTTTCGGCTTCCGTTTCGGTTTTTGGCTTATCGCCATCGCCGCCGGCAGCCGCCTTCGCTTTAGCGCCATCGCCGTCGGCAACCGCCTTCGCTTTAGTGCCATCGCCGTCGGCAACCGCCTTCGCTTTAGTGCCAACCGGCTCGGCAGCGCCGGCATCGATCAGCGCCTGGGCGTCCGCATCGGGCATGGAAACGGTTTCGTCGAGCGGCAGCACCTTGCCGTTGCGCTTGACCGGGCCTGTGATCTGGATTTTCATGGCCGCTCCTATGCCGCTGCGTTGATGATCAGGTAGCCAGCATCTGCGCCGGCAACCACTGGCGCGACTTCGTCCGTTACCGGGAAAACCCAGCTTTTCGGATTGCGCTCAAAGTAAGGTTCTTCCACCAGCGGGTAGCCCGCCAGTTGGTAGGTGTAGCCATACGATGGTTCGCCGCGGTCCTTGACCGTGCCGGTCTTGGTGTAGGCCAGCACCATGTCCTTGCCCCAGACGTCCGAAAAGCCGCCAGCGTCGTCCGAAAACACGGCGTCGCCCACTTCCAGGTTGTCCAGGCCGAAGAACGAGGCCAACAGCTCTTTTGTCGGTACGTCACGGCCGGTGTACTTGGTGCGCTCAATGATTTTCGGATGCTGCTTGAGCACCGCGAATACCGCCGCGCCAATGACGCCAACGTTAGGCCGCTTGCCGGTCTTCTGGCGGATGGCTTCCTTTGCGGTCTCGACGTCGCCCACGGGATCGCTGTCAGGATCATTCCACTGCGATGCGCCCGACAGCGTCATTTTGTTGCCGGCACCGTACGCTGCCTGGTTGCGCGCTGCGTCGGCCTGCTGTTTTTCCAGGCGCAGAGCGAAAATGTCCTGCACGCTGCTTATGGTGGTCGAGCTCATGTCGATGCCCGGCACGTTCTGCGCTTCTTGCAAGGTCTCGATCGGCAGCATGCCTTCGAGGCTGTGGCTTTCCAGCACGTAGGGCTTGCCTTCATAGCCAAACGTGATGCGCTTGGTGTTAGCGCCCGGGGAACGGCCAGTGGCATACAGCTGGAAACCTTCCTTGCCGAACTGGATGATCTTGCCGCCGCGCGAACTTACCGCCACGGTGGGGAACAGCGCGCCGCCGACGAAGGCATTGTTTTTGTAGCCCTGCGCTACGGAGGTCAACACGGGGTCGACAACGCGCGCTTGGGAATTATTCATTTGAGACATACCAGCTCCTGGTGTAGTAAGACGTTACGGGGTCAGTTCGGGATCAGCAGCACTTCCACGCGCTGGCCGACTGCGGTTGCGGCGCCCAGCGCGCGGGCCACCGTGACGCCAGCAGTGCGCGTGATGAAGCGGCCGGCGGCGTCGAGCTCGAGCGCGGCCTCATTGGCAAAGGCGGCACCCGATTCAGCGATGACAGTGCCCATTGCGCCAACCGACACGCGTTCACCGATGGCGGCCGGATAGTCGGCCACACCGAGGCAGCGGCCACCAGCGGCGGGTACCGTACCGGCACCGGTGACGGCGCGATGCTGGACCAGGGCGGCGGCAGCCACCACGGAAAGGGTCAAAACTTTGAAGCAGCTTGCGGCCATGATTTTTCCTTGAGAGTTGGGATATGAAACGCCGCTTACTTGCCGCCGACGGCTTTGTAGGCTGCGACGTATGCGGTGCCCGGGTGAGCCGCCATGTATTCGCGGGCCTTGGCATCGATACCGGCGCGCGAGGTATCGGCCGGTTTGTCATCGGGCTTTTGCACCGAGGCGGCTGGAACCAGCGGCAGCGGCGCAGGAGCTTCGTTCTGCGCAGCAGTGGCGTGTGCAGCACGGCTGGTTTTTTCAGCGGCCAGCACGGCCAGGGCGGCGTCGCCGGCAGACGACTTGCCGTCGAATTTCAGGGCGGCGATCAGGTCCTCGTGGCCAGGGATTGCCTGGGCTTCGACGGCCTGGATGCGTGCGCGCTCGGCGCTGGCGCCTTCGGCACGGAATGCGTCGGCCAGCGCCGGATGCTCGGCTTGAATCTGTTCTTTCGTGGTCATGGTGCTTCCTTTGGGTTTGGGGGTGGGGATAGATGGCCGCGCCGGGGCTGCGCCAGGACGAGCAGGAAAAGGCGATGGCTTGCCCTCGCGGTCGCGATTCAGTTTCACCACCAGGTCATCGAGCGTGATGATGCCGCCGGGCGCGAGGCCGGCGTCGACCGCTTGCTGCCCGGTGAAAACACGGCCCTCGGCCATGTCAGCCAGCACCGTGTCGACGCTGACGCCCAGGCTGTCGGCAACGGAGCCGACAAACAGCGAATACAGGTAGTCCAGCTGTTCCTGGATGCTTTGCCGGCCGGCATCGGACAGCGGGCCGTACTGGCTGCTGACGCGCTTGTATTTGCCGGCGGTGATCTCGGTCGTTTTAATGCCGCGCGCGGCCTCGGCGCCGCTGACATCGGTGTGACTGGTGACGATGCCGATGGAGCCGGCCACCGTAGTGCTGTCGGCCAGGTACACGGCCTGCGCTGACGCGCCGATCCAGTACGCGGCGCTGGCGATGGTGCCGCTGCCGAGCGTGACGATCGGTTTCTTGTCGCGCGTGGCGCGCACGGCGTCGGCCAGCGCCTGGGTGCCGTCGACGGTGCCGCCTGGGCTGTCGATGGCCAGGATGATGCTGTGCACGGCCGGATCATTGACCGCGTCGGCCAGTGCCTGCCTGGTCATCTGACTGCTGGCGCCGCCGGATATCTGGCTGAACAGGTTCATTTTCTTGGCGATCACGCCTTCGATCGGCAGCACGGCAACACCGTCCAGGATCTCGTAGCTGCGCTGTTCGTTGGCGAGTGGGCGGCCCATGCGCGCCTCAATGGCGGCGATGTCGATCTTGTCGCCGCGCGCGTGCATGGCGTAGATGCCCTGCAGCTCAAGCAGCTTGCTTGGCTGGATCGCCCAGGGCGCGGTCAGGACATCAATAATATTCATCGGAGCCACTTTTTCTATCAATTCAGTGGCTCGACTTTAGCGATTTAGTTTGTCTCAAAACAGGGCAATTTGAGACGACTTTTGTAAATAGTTTGACGGCTGCCCAAAATGCGAGGGTACGAAAAAGCCCGCGCGCGGCGGGCCTGGTTTATTCGTCAGCGGGCGCTGGCGGCGGCTCCTTTTCTGCGGGCCTGGCTGGCGGCGCCGGCGTACCAGCCGGCGGAAAATAGATGCCCGCAGCCTTCTCGGCGTTGATTTCCTTCACGCGCTGCAGGTGCTTCGGCCCCCAGGCCACACCATCGTGCAGGATGCTTTCGGCTTCCTTGGTGCTGATGCCCATGTCGACGCGCGCCTGCGCTGCCTTGACTTCCTTTTCCGGATCGATACTGCCCGGGCCGTCGCCGGTCCAGATCGCTGCGCACCAGGCGGCGCGCACGATCTCGCTTTTGAAAAAGCCCGGCGCGCTGATGCGGCCCTCGGCCACCTCGTCTGACAGCCACAGCTCGAACACCGGCTGACACAGGTAGGTGGAGAGCCTGTCGCGTCGCGTGCGCCAGCCCTTCCAGGCCATCAGTAGCGCGGCGCGCGCGGCGCTGTAGCTGCTCTGGAAATGCATCGTCAGCACTTCGTAGGGCATTTCCAGCGCCATGCCGATCTGGCGCACGATGGCCGTCCAGAATGGGTCGAACGCGGGGTTAGGCCGGCCGGGGGTCGATGTTTCGATGCTTTCGCCAGGCAGCAGGTTGATCGCCTTGCCCGATTCCATCTCGCCGCTCCAGTTGCTCGACTTTTCGACGATCAGGCCCTGGGCGTCTTCGTCGAACAAATCCTCGAAGGCTTCAGGGTCCATCTTGACGAAGACGCTGAACATGCCGCTGATCACGGCAGCATTGAGTTCGGCATCGGTCCAACGGCCGAGCTGCTTGAGCACCTCGATGATGGGCGCGATCATTGGCACGCCGCGCACTTGGCCCGGCCGCAGCGACTTGAACAGATGCAGTACATTACGCCGGCCGGTGCTGCTGCCGCGCGTACTGACGCGGTCCCATACGTTGGCGCCAGCGAAGCGATCGCCAGGATGGCGGCGTGCAACGTGGATCGCCACCGCCTCGCCAGTTTCTCCGGCGATCTCGACGCCGTCGACCATGGTTTCGGTATCGGGGCGTCTATCCGGATTGCATACGCGGTCCGCTTCGATCAGCTGCAGCGCCAGGCGCGCCGGGAAACCTGCGCGCGCCACACGCGGTGTGAGCACGAACACGTCGCCACTTTCCAGTTCCGAGCGCAATGCCAGTTCCTGGATGCCGTAGAAGTTCAACTTCCGCCCCAAGTCGCAATCGAGCGACGTCGCCCACGTGTTGAAGCGGCGCGTCGTATCGGCGCCCCAGGCCTCGGCTTGTTCAGGCGTCAGCCCGAGGAATGCGGCATCGATCGCCGGGGTGTAGGTCATACCGGTACCGACCACGTGGCTGACCGTGGTATTGAGCGCGCCCAGTGCCACCGGTGCGTTGCGCATCTGGTCGCGGCTGCGCGCGCGCAGCAGCGGCAGGTCGCTGATGATGTCCGAATTGGCAGAGCCCGCGGTTGGCTGCCAGCGGCTCAGCGCCGCGCGGTCGAGCTTGGCGCCGGTGTAGCCGCCAGCGAGGGCCAGCTGCGCGCGCGCCGCCGCGCGCTGGCCGGCCAGCTTCGGCGCGACATAGGCGATGACCTTGTCGAGCAGGTTTTGCTGCATCAGGGGATTGGCTGAGGCGCTCATGTCAGCCGCCGACCACGACTGTGCGGCTGCGGCTGCGGCCACGAGCCTTGCCGGCCAGGTTGATCAGGCGGTCATTCCAGATCTTGACGCCTTGCTGGATGGCGCCGAGGTCCGCGCGCGTGAGCTTGCGGCCGGCGATTTCGTACGACTGTCCGGACAGCACCGCCGTCTCGGCCGCCAGATAGGCGTCAAGCTGCGCCTGCGCCTGCACTTCGTTGATACCTGCCATTGTGTGATCCTCCATAGTCGTGTCGAGTCTATGGAAAATGGCTGTCTCAAAACAGGGCAATTTGAGACGACATGAGGGCCTATTCCTTCCCTTGCTTCATGAATCGATACAGCGAAGCGCGGCTTATTCGGTGCTTGGCGGTGATTTCCTCGGTCGACATATCGGTCAGGCCGTCGGCGATGACCAGCTCACGCACCGCAGGCGAGAGGTGCTTCTTCTTTTTCGGGATGCGCACGCGCTGGCCGCCATACTCGGTGCGGATCTGGCTTTCAATCAGATGCGCAGTGTCGGCATCGAGGCCGCCGGCCTGGCAGGCGCGCAAGATAATTTCGACGATATCGGGATCCTGATCGGTGTTCAAGCAGCCCTCCGGGTTCCAGCCAGGGAGATACGCCCGCCCGACACGCGCGCGACTGGCGCAGCAGCTGCAGCGCGCTCAGGCGCCACTGGCGCGGGCGCGGGAATAATAGCAGGCGCTGGCGTGACCGGCGTTTGCTCTCCAACCAGGCTGGCGTCCGGTGCCGGCGCGGGTTCAATGAATGGCGCGGCGGGCGCAACTGGGGCGTCGAGCAGCTTGAACATGTCGAAATTGCGCGGATTAAGCTTGTCGCGGCGCGATTGCCAGTAGCTTTCGGGTTTTCTGTGCAGGCCCAGGTGGTGCGCGGCGGCCAGGTTATAGACCATCAGATCGAGCGCCTCGTTGCGGTCCGACTGTTTTTTGTCCCAGATGCTGGTCTTGCGGCCGCGCTTGGTCACCGTCACGCGGTATTCGGACGTGAGCTGCTTGTAGTACTCCTCCGGCAGATCGGTAGAAAAGTGGATCGCCCCCGGTCCATCGACGCGCTTCCAGCGGCCGGCGAGATAATCCTTGGCGGTATCGCTACCGATGAGCCACAGCTGCCCGCTGCGCCGTTCCGTTTTGCCGCGCGCGTCGATATCGACCGGGCTTGGCTTGGTGCTGATGATAGGCCGGCCCGGTTTCGACGCGCCCTTGATGGCGTAGATGCCGCGGCGGCGGTGTTCGTGGGTGAAATTATAAACATCCTGCGTGTGTGCGCCGCCCGAGTCGATAAAAACGGCCTCGATTCGCATCATTTCGCCGTACGCATGGCGATATTGCGTCTTCACCAGTTCGGCTGCGCGCTTCCAGACCGCCTCGTCGGACGGGTCTCCATGGATGATCTGGTAATCGATGATCCAGCCCTCCAGCCCCTCGCCCCAGGCGACAGCCTTGAATTCCAGGCGATCATTTTGTGTGTCGATGGACGCTGTCAGTTGCAGGCCACCGGCCGGCACGGTGCCGAGCCGGTAGTTTTCGGCGCGGTTTTTCAGGTTGTCATATTTGGTCTGCTCTTTCGCGCGCTCCCAGCACCGCGCCAAGCGGGTGTTGTAGAACGTGATCATCAATTCTTCGTTGCCGAGGCCCAGCTGAATTTTGGCCTCGGCATATTCCTTGAGCAGGCCCAGCCAGGGGAACCAGCCGTAGGGCAGGAACATGCCCGAAATCGTCAGGCTGACGGTGTCGCCATCACCAGCCACGCCTTCTGACCAAGCGCCGCGCGCGAACATCTTGCCCTTGTCGCTCTCGACCATTTCGTAATCGCATGCGACGCACGGGTATTGCGCAAACTGGCCGTCGTCCGACAGGTGCATGCGCTCGAATACCAGGGTCTGCTCGTGGCCACAATGCGGGCAATCGGCCAACGCCTCTTGCTTGGTCCCCATCTGGAATAACTCATCGATGGCCGATTCGCCCTCGATGGTGGGCGAGCTGGGGTAATAAGACTTGCGGTTTTTCTCGAACGTCGTTTGCCGGGCCTCGGCCAGCTTCCAGGTGGCGCCCTCGCCGTTGACGTTGGCCTCGGCCCGGTCGATCTCGTCATACAGCACGCGGCGCGCCGGCAGCTCCGACAGGTTGGCGGCGGCGCCGGACGTGACGATGGTCAGGGCCCCGCCAATATACTGCTTGGTGTCGAGAGTGTTGACCTTGTCGCGCGAGCGCGGCGCCGCCACGCGCTCCTTCAACTGCGGCACCGCCTCGATGGTCTTGCTGATGCGCGCACTGGTGCGCTTGGCCAGGTTGCCGGTGGGCAGGATCCACAGGAAGTTCGCTGGCGACTGGTGCACCGACGCGCCGAACCAGTTCAGGCCGACCTGGGTTTTCAGCATCTGCGACGCGCCTTTCAGCACCACCCGCTTGCAGGGGTGATTGTCGGACAGCGCGCGCATGACGAAGCGCGCGTGCGGCGTGCGGCTGGATCGGTATTTGCCATATTCGTTCGCGCCCGAGTCCTTCGGGATGATCATGAATTCGTCGGCCCATTCGTCGACGGTCATGTTCGGATCAGGCTCCAGGCCGCGGGCGGCGGCGCCGCTGACCGTATCGATGGCACCGTTCATGGGGCCTCGCTTTCTTCGGCAGCACCCACCTGGGCCAGCAGCGCATGGCGCATGCTTTCGAGCAGGGCGCGGTGTTCGCGGTCGATCACTGCCTCGCAGTCGTCCGCGCTGGACAAGGTGGCCACGTCGGCGGCCAGACGGCGAGAACAATTCATCAGGCCATCGCGCAAGGCCCGCATGATGCCGAAAATGGCCGAGTCGACGTCGGTTTTGACCAGGTACTTGCCGGTCATCTCGGCCAGTTTCATTTCAGCCAGCGACGCCTCGGCCTCTTCGCGGCGAGCACGGCTTTCGTCATATGGCGCCGGCTGGGCGCCGCTACCCTGGTTGCCGTCCGATGCGGCTGCCGTAGTCTGCGCCGGGTCGCGTTTTCCGTTGGCGCGCGGGCGCGTGTTGCGGTGGTAGAGCAGCGTGGCATATTCGGTGTCGACCTTGCCGTCGGTCACCGGAATGGCGCAGCGCGTAACGGCGGCATAGCCCTGCTGGCGGGATATGCCCATCGTTGCGGCCCAGGTTGCGATGGTTGTCAGGTTCGGCATTTTGTCAGGTTTGTGCTGTTGTCAGGTTGTTTGTCAGGAAAGTGTTTTGCCAGTGGCTAGTGTTTCGACGGGGTCTGAACTACCCTCACTTCCCCCGTGCTGCGGAAGTACCTTGATGGGGGTGGTGTTGCTAAAATGCAACATGTCGAAAAGCAACATTTCATGGGTGAATTGTTTCATTTTTGCAACAATATTCCGCGTCATGGGCTTAGTTGTAAAAAAGCAATTGTTTTGTCTGCCTGCGCGTTGAAGTGCACCGGGAAGCGGGCGCGTGCCGTGTCGCCGCCCACCTCGAAGAATTTCAACCTTGGAGCGTAGGCAGCCTTGGCGACGAAGATGAAGACCGGGCGCACCGCTGATCCCTGGGCAAAAATCCGTTTGAGGTAGATCCCCGGCTTGAGCCCCGTACTGGACTCCCGGATGGCAAAGTACGTGACGCCCTGGCGCTTGACGGTGCGGCGCGAGGCGGCGCTGTCGCTCTTGCGCGATTCATACCCGGACCCGCGCTGCAGCTTCAGCTGCGACAGGATCTGGATGATCTGGCTGCGCTTGACATTGCCGTTTTCATCCAGCACCGCGCCGGCAGCTGGCATCGCCACGTGCCCGGCTTTCAGCAGGCCGCGCGCCTGAAGCAGCCGCTCCATGCCCTTTTGCCCACGCACGCCGCCATCGATCTGCGGCTGCAGGTAGCGGTCGGCCGGCGTGCCCTTGCCTGACGGGTTGTCCTTCAGCCATACGCGCGCTTCGAGCTTGTTCTTCGTCGCCCCTTTGAGGAACGTGCTGCTCAAGGTGTATGGCTGAGGCCGGTCAAACACCTGCGCCATTTCGGCACGGATGGCGGCCTGAACATCCTTTGCGGTATGCGTCAGCGCCACCGCAGTGGTGATGGCCAGGCGGTTGCCCAGTTCAGCAACGCGGGCGCCAATCACGTCCATGTTCGATTGCGCGTTCAGTCTCATCGCACCCCCAGCGTACGCTCGGCGCACTCGATCACAAAGATGCTGAAGATGTCGCCGGCGTCCCTGCGCTGGATGATGCGCCGCGCCCAGCGCCTGCCGTCGCCCTGCCCAGCCTCACCGATGTTCTTGAGCTTGAACGCACCGATCAGCTGCTGCGCCTTGCGGCTTGACGTCACCGTCTTGCCGGGCGCGGGCAATTCCACCGGGTCCTGCTTCGGAATAGGCTCGATCACCTCGCGCTCCAGCTCGGCTGCCAGTGCGGCTTCCCAGCGTGGCCGCAACACGGCATAGGTGTTGCGCGCGCACTCATGCGCACCCAGCTTGCGCCAGGCCCAGAACACGGCAGGCGAAGACCACACATTCGGCTCGCCTCTGGTACGCAGCGCGCCTTGCTCCAGCGCTTCATGGAACGCCACCGAGGGCTCGACGGGTGGCCGGCACAGCGCCAGGAATTCCGGCAACGTCGGTGGCCACGCCCGGCTATCGAGCCGCTCGACACCACGCGTCAGCTCGGCCGTGGTCAGCACGAACAGCTTTTGCGCCCAGTGGCGCTTGATGCCGTCCGTGTCAATGCCCTTCCACTGGTCAAGGAACTTCACGCCATAGCTGAATGTCATCTTGTTGAACAAGGCGACGATCCAGCGTTCCGGTATGGCGTTCTCAGGCCACGCCAGCGGCTGTTCGTCCAGGGGTGATGTCGATAATATTGTTTGCTCGTTCATGGGTTCGCTGTCCGATTCCTGTCAATCCATCAAGTGTTTCCTGCCGTGCCTGATCCTTCGCCGATGCCGTGCCACCTGGTGCTGCCCGTGCTGGTGGCAGTGCGCCGGCCACTTGGATAACCTTGGCCTCGCCTGCCCAGCGTTGCAGGATGCCCACCACGTAGCCGAGGCTAACGCCGCCATTCGGTTTCGATTTTTTCCCCTCGGCACATGCCGCCAGCACCGTCTCGACGCTGACACCTTGCTCGGCCAGCGTCAGCAGCCGGGGGTCGGATGGCTGCGTCTGCACGCCTTCCTTGCGAAACGCGATGCTGAGATCAACCGCCGTTGCCGCGCCCGCGCGCTCTACGCTCAGTGTTGGCGTTGCTGGGGGTTGGTTCTGGTTTTGGTTTTGGTTTTGGTTTTGGTTTTGGTTAGCACCATCGCGCACTGTTCCCGAACTGTTCGCGTACTGTTCGGGAACAGTGCTAGCACTTTCGGCGTTCTGCTGTTCCACAAAATCCAGCGTGCTTTGCGAGGCCGCCGCGAGTTCAGCGGCCAGCCGCGCCGCTTCTTCGCGCTTCTTCTTCGCCGCCTTGCCACCGGCGCTGGCCGCCTCCAGGCTGTCGTAATAGGCCTGGATATCGGCGGCGCACGCGGCGTCCTCCCAGCCGGAGGCGGTCAGTACGAAGAAGTCGCCCAGCACGGCGTTGGCCGCCTCGATCTCTTCCGGCGTGGTGATGCGCAGCAGGCGGAACAGCCGGCCCTTGTCGGCCAGCAGCGGCGCTTCCTTGTCGAAGTACAGATCGCGCATGTCGCGGTAAATGCCACGCTCAAGGCGCGACAAGTGCAGCGTGCGGGTGTTGAAGTCGCCGATATGGTGCGGGTAATAATTCATTGAGCAAGTCAGGCCTGGGCGTTCGCTTCTTTGGCTTCTTCGGCTGCTTTGCCAATTTCCTCCACCACATCGGCAGGATATGGGAAACGCTTCAGCGTGCGCATCAAACGTTTACATGCATCATTAACATCGGCAATGTAAAATTCCTCAAGTACAGAGAACCACATCATCACCAAACGTTCGCCATTCACATGCTTGGTAGGCAGTGGGAAAACATCGGCGAAATTGCCCAATACTTTTTTTGTAAATTCCAAGGTTACTTTCATGCATAACTCCATTAAATCAATATCAATTGAACAACTACAAACCGCCTTTGCCAAGACACTGGCGGAACTCACCGGGAAAGACTGCATCATTAAAATTTCAGGGCTTCAATTTACTCAAGAGAACCAAATGGCACCCGAGAAGGTGGCTATATCGCTTGACATAGCAGAAAAGGCTGAACCCCAACCGACAAAAATGCCTTGGGAAAATTAATATTCAAGCATCTGTTTCACGCTAATCACGTTCAGCCAGTGTCTCGCGCTCTAGGATCAGCAGTTTTCGTTGTCCCAGAGCGAACGTGAGCTCAAAGAACGGCTGCGCGCACTTGAAAAAAAGATGAGCGACTTTCACCAGTACGAACTTCATCAGACTGCTCGTGGCGGCGTTACCATGCGCAGCAAAGCGCCGGTGCTGGCTGGAAAATCCCCAATAGACATTTGCGCAAATTGCGCGGCTGGCTGTGTAAAAACGTTTTTGCAGTCGGATGGGCCAAACGCGTTTTATCTGCATTGCCATGTTCACGGCAAAATTGCCTTGGATGTCCTGAAGCCCGCCACTGTCAGTGCTCCTAGGCGCGCAGTTGATCCGCTGCGCTGGTAGGCCTGCTGTGCGTTCTTGCTCAGTCATAATTAATTTCCTATCAGTAACTATTTAGACGCAAAACAGCCGGCAATGATTTGCCGGCCATTTCTCGCCGTTGTCAGGTGAGCGTTAAACCTGCGATAACAGCGGCGATCACTTTTCAGCCATCCCGTCCAGGCGCGCCGTCAGGTCCTGCAGCGCGCGATGGGCGCGGAATACCTTGGCCCGTACGCCAGGCAGTTCATGCCGCTCGACGCGGCCATCGGCCAGTACCGCGCTGATTTCGGCGCCGACTTCGCCCTGGGTGGACCAGACCTGCGTCACCAGTTCCAGCACCGCCATGTCGCTGGCAGTGGAGGTGTCGTCGACCTTGACGCACACATAGCCGTGGTTGCGCGCCAGCGCATGCAGTATCTGGTGGTCGCTGGTGATCCCCATGATGCGGTCAACCTCTTCAAGCATGGGCTTGTTGGCCGCCGCGTTCGGGTTGGCTTTGTTCCGCAGCACGGCGGCCGACATGCCGAGCCGAACCGCCAGCGCCTCGCAGCCACCGGGTGCCGCATGCACGGTTTGATAGAACGCATCCAGGACATTCATACGCAACCCTCGAAAAAATATGATGTGAAAAACAATGAAAAAGTTGACACTTGGAAATCAAATGGAGAACCGAAATGCTCTGCTATATTTTTTTACAAACATCACACTCCGCTTATGGCTTAAGGGGATGCCTGCCGTTCATGACATGCATGCCCATCCGCGCACGTCCCGACATCACGGAAAAGGGCGTTGATTGCACGATACGTGGACCCTTTACAATCGATTTGCCCGTTGAGGATCCTGCTGACCGTCGGTTGCGACACTCCCAACTTGTCAGCGATAGCGCGCTCGCTCCAGCCTTTGGCCGCCTTTATTTCCCTTAAGAGGGTCGAGATAGATTTATCCATGCACGAAGTCTATACGCGAATGGATAGGTACGCAATACCCAAATGGATAGGAACTTGTGCCTATTTATGCGCGCACGTATATTTAACTATGGACATAGCTAATCGTTTGGATCAGGCAATGAAATTTGCCGAAATAACTACACAGAGCGCCCTGTCGCGCTCATCAGGCGTACCACAGCCAACGATCAACCGCATCCTGAAGGGCGTAGTTGGAAAACGCGGCCCAGAAACGCAAACGTTGACAAACCTAGCCCGCGCCTGCAATGTGAATGTGGATTGGCTTCGTGAGGGTCGCGGTCCAATGAGTCGTGCCGCGTCACGGGAAGCTGGCGACTTTTTCCAGGTAGTGGCAGCGGAAGGGGGTGATCCCGATTTCTATGAAATCCCAAAGGTCGAGTTACGCCTTTCAGCTGGCCTTACTGGATTTCAAAGCGTCCCGGAAATTTACGACGGCAGAAAATTAAGTGTACCGCGCAACTGGGCAGATCGACACGGCTACTCACCGGAAAAGCTGCTTGCTCTCACGGTAAAAGGTGAAAGTATGGAGCCTGGCCTAGGCTCAGGTGACTTAGTTGTCATAAATACTGCAGATACTGTTTTGACAGATGGCGCAGTATACGCTGTAAATTATGAGGGGGAAGCAGTTATAAAACGGCTATCGCGTGACCGTGGTGAATGGTGGCTCACGTCAGACAATCCCGATCAACATCGTTTTCATCGCAAGGCCTGTCGCCACGGCGAGTGCATCCTGATTGGCCGAGTTGTTCGCAAAGAGAGTGACCGGATCTAACTCAGGAACATGTTTTGAACGGTATAACGTGCCCAACTTGCGGCGCCCATATAACGGTTAGAGGATTGGACTTATGCCCGATATGCAGAAATCCGATCCCTAACTTTGTGCAAAAGGACCTTACCCCATGGAGTCTAAGCAGTTACTTCAGTTTGCGCGCAAGAGTTGTAGCTGCAGGTATGGGGCATCTCAAACTTAGAAGGTGGCTGTTTGGTACCTGCATACTTTTCATAGTTGCTTGCTTAGCTACCATATTATGGGTCTCGGCGAATCCGTCGCCAAAAAAAATAAGTGAGATCGCGGCCTTGAAAGCTCTCAATGCTTGCCGAAGTGCCATCCTATCGAGTGCAGCATATGGAGGTGCTGATAGGCCGCCGTACGTTAAAAATGACAGCTCGTCCAAGGATGCATTCCTGTTTTCCTGGCCATATGGATCGATTGAATTCGTGAACGGATTCGGCGCAAAGGTAAAAATGTCAGCGACCTGTGCAGGCAAAATATCGCCCTTGGAAATAACTGATGTAACCTTAAACGGCCGTAAAATTATTTAAAAAGCACTATCCCGGCCAGAAACCGCAAAATATGCAATCACACGCAATGACATAAATTTCCATAAATTTATCCATTCGCGTATTGACACGCCTATCCATTCGCGTATAGTTCTTCCATCGAACCGGCAATTCACCGATGGAGGCCACATGGCACCGCATACAGCACCCGAAGCATTAACCGACAGCACCCACGTAAGCATTCCATTCATGACCTGTATCGTGTGCCGCCGTGCGCTTGAAGCGAACGCCACGCCGCAGCAGCCCGAAGACAAGGACGCCCTGAAAAAGATCGCCACCGATCTGTACCACGAACTGCTCGCGGCCCGCGCCGTCATTTCCGAAATGACGAACAACATGACCGCCCCGCAAAAGCGCGTCGCCAGCACCAACCTGTACGAAGCGGGCTTCATGGGCGCCAGCGGCGGCATGACGCGCGCTGCCGAACACCACAAGGTGCTGCGCGCCGCTGAAGCGCTGGGCATCAAATGAAAACCGCCACCATCACCGCCGGCCGTGCCGCGAAAGCGATTGCCCAGGTCGTTGCAACGCCCAGCACCCGCGTGCGCGGCGTGCGCCTGGTGCTGAGCAATTTCGCGCAGCGCCACGCCGTCGGCGACACCTACAGCCTGGCCAACGCGCAGGGCGAAAAGATGGCGCTGGTCACGATCAACCAGCAGGGCCTGGGTTCGACGCGCCGGTCCGCAATGCGCATGGCGTTGTCCGGCGAAATGACGAGCGCGCTGCGCGCGGCCAGCGCCGACTATGAAGCGGCCGGCGCCGTGTCGCCCGAGACCATGCACCGCATGCGCCAGCTGCTCGGCGAGGTGGACGCATGATGCGCGCCTTTACCGTCACCGTCTGCCAGGCCACCCAGCCGTTGATTACCTATCCGGCCCTGGGCACCGACAGCGCCGCCGTGATCATGGCCGCCATCGACCGGTTTGGCCCGTGCGTCATTACCGCGAAACCGCGCTGAAAGCCCGGCATGCGCACCATTTTCAACCTGTTCAATTTTTACCGCCGCCGCGGCGCCGGCATCTACGTCGCCGCACGCCGTGCCCTGCACGTCTATCGAAACGGATTCTGACATGACCAAGATCGAACCCGACCGCGCCGCGCTGGAAATTGCCTACGGCCAGCTGCGCACCACCAGGCCGCTGGACGAGCTGCTGAAGGTGCCCAACCTGAAGGCCACGCTGTACGCGGTGGCGCGCCGCCACATGAAGCGCCGCGACCGGTTCGATCCGAAAAAAATGCAGGCGAACGACAACGATTAATTCGAGCAGTACCCACCTCTCCACCAACCACAGAAAGCACGCCATGTTTACAGCATTGCACGCGCTCGCCCAGAGCGCGACGCTGATGATCGTCATCACCGCCGAGGGCGACGATCTGCGCGTCAGCATCACTCCCACCCAGGCCGGCGACAAGACCAAGGCCCACAAATTGACGCCGCTGTCGCTGGTCGCCAGCCCGGCCGAACTGGACGACGGCTTCGCCGCCGCGATCGCCAGCTGGCAGGCGCCGAAACTGACGCTGCAGCAGCAGGTCGAGGCCGTGAACGCCGCAGGTGCTGAAGGCGGCGCGCCGGCCAGCAGCAAAGCCGCGCCGAAGGAATCGCCAGCCAGGCGCGCAGGCCCGGGCCGGCCGAAAAAGAACGACAGCGCAGCACCAGGTGGCGAAGGCGCAGCCGGCGCTGATAACGCCGGCCAGCAGGAAACCACACCACAGGGCGGCAGCGATGCCGGCGCCGCCGCGCCCAGCACGCCACCAACTGACGGCGCCGACGCCGAAGAGCCTGGAGAAATTGTGCCCGCGCCTACCGGCAACCCCGCCATCACCGCCGCCGTCGACACGGTAACCCTCGACCTGTTCTAAGAAAGCTACTGCCATGGCCTTGCAAATCGAAAAACTGATCCGCGAATTCCGCTACAACAGCGTGGTGCTGCCCGATCCGAACGGCACGTTCACGCTGGAGCAGGTGCGCGACTTCTATTCCACCGTGTACCCGGAAATCATCAGCGCCGACATCGAAGGCCCCGAGCAGCTGGGCGCCAAGTCGGTCTACGTCTTCCGCCGCGCCGTCGGCACCAAGGGCTGCGAACTGACCAGCCTGATCCGCGACGTCGGCGCGCTACTGCACGCCAACTGGCTCGACAGCGAAGACGCCGAATTCATCAAGGAACTGCAGGCGGCCGTGGGCCGCAACGAGGTAACGTACATCGACCACGATGCGCGCGTGCGCCTGGCCGAACTGCACGGCAAATACTGCAACGTGGCGGCCTGATCATGTTGACGCGCAAAACTGCAATCGAGCGCCTGCGCACGGTAGGCACGCTGCGTGACGGGCATGCGCCCGACAGCACGGTCAGCCTGGCCGACGCGACCGATCCGCTGGCGCGGCGCATTGCCACGGTGGTTATCAAGCGCTATCGCAATCCGGAACGCGGCCAGCGCATGCTGGCGCCGTCCACTGCCCATATGGTGCTGCCGTGATTTCGGCCGGAACACTCGCGCTGCCGTCCATGCATGCCGCTATTCCGGCAGCGCTGACGCTGCGCCAGTCCAGCCGTATCGACCAGCCGCTGGCCATCGCACTGCTCGAGGCCAACATCATCACCGACGCGATGCTGCAGCCTCGCCCGAATATGCCGCTGGTCGACGTGTTTCGCGGGCCGGACGAACGCGCCTTGTGCATAGAGGGCCTAAGCACCTGGTGGAATTCGCTGCAATATAAATCAATTTCAAGCATTTTCCACTGGAACCTGCACGTACAGGAACTGAATGACGGGGCTGGCACGTACCCGGAACTGGCAGGCCATCTGTGGTTTTGCATGACGCGTGACCAGAAAACGGAGATCCCGCGTTTTGAGCTGCACCAGCGCATCACGCAACTGGAAAACACCTTGCCCGGCTTTGGCCAGACGGTGATGGCGCTGCTGCGCGATGCCATCTTCCACCTGCCCACAGCGTTCGATCTGTGGTTTGCCGAAGATATCGCCCAGAATTGGCTTTGGCAGGACGCGACCTGTGACGAGGAACTACTGGAAAACGCGCGCGTCGAAGGCGGGTTCGAGACGGTGCAGGAGGTTATCGACAGCGGGCACGTCACCACCATGGCCGAATTTTTTCGCGACACCCCAGCCTGGGTGACGACGCCAGCACGTGCTTTATCCCGTAAAAAATTCCGGCGCGCCGCGAAAAGCGACTTCGAACTGGCCGTGGTTGCGGCGTGCAATGCAATTTCAGCTGTCACCAGCGCGCCCGGCTTCACGGTGAAATCGCATCAGGTCGGCTCCCATCAGGCCGATTGCGACAGCATTGATAGCTGCGCGGTCCTGCTGTGGCGCAAGGACAGCGAAGCCGTCCACGTTATTGATAATCACCTGGATGACATCGGCAATTCGGGCGAGTACACCGAATTTATCGACGCCGCACCTGTCGAGCCCAGCCACGCGGGCATTTTGGCCTACAAAACACGTACCGAAAACATCATGCGGTTGGCCCAAGCCACCGAACGCCTGCTCAATCTTGTAGGGGAACCATTTTGAAGACCGTTGATATCGTTTCCAGTGCCGATGCAACGCTGCACCTGACGCGCGCGATCCTGCTGTACCAGTCGTCGGGGGGCTACAACCACGTGTATGCCAGTACTCACCCGATCGATATCGATGCCAGCAATCCCACGCGTCGCGTCATTGGCGCCGGGGCACCGATGCAGCGCGCGGACCTGATCGACTTTGCCGCAGCCATCCACACCCAAACGGCGCACGCCGGGTTTGTTCCGGAGAACCTGCTTTATACCTCACCGAATTTAATGGCGTGGTGGGTGCCGGCTGCCGTCCGCATGACCTGGTTCAAAACGACATTGCCAGAAATCGGCACCGTCCACGGCCCGGCAGCGCACCCGGCCCTGATCTTTGTCGCTGGCCAGGGCGGCTGGCATGTGTTCGCGCTACGAGAATCCGCGCGGCCGACGCCAGATACCCCGCTGTATCACGCGCCTCACTTCAACGTTAACGACAGCGGTCGGATCTGCACCGGCAACGTCCAAATCCCCGACAACCTGGGCGCCGAGGCGATGGCGGGTTATGAAAATGCATTTTTCCGCAGCCACTTTACCCATACCAACCGCCAGAAACCAAGGGCGGTACGCAGCAAGGGTGGCCTTACCGCACTTTGGGTCAGCCAGCTGGCCAACCCCGATGCCGCCGCCATGCAGCGCGCGCTGGCGCCGGCAAAAGAAACGCTGCGCACGGTCATCAAGCGCATCACCCATTCCCACAACGACGATTAATTAAAAGGAAACATATGAACGGCCAAGAAATTACCATGAAATTCGATGAACTGCTGGACATCACCAAGCAGTCTTTTGCCACCTTCCTCGCGCACACCGAGCAGGCGATCCGCGAAGAGCGCCCGCTGCTGCTGGCCGTGGACGAGGAAGCCGTCGATCCAGACAAGCTGGCACTGGACGTCGCCCTGGTTCGCGCCGCGCCGGTGGCCGTGGTACCGATGCATAGCGAATTTCAGCCGCTGGAGCAAAGCGGCCACCGTTTCCTGATGGCGCGCGACGGCATGTACCTGGAGGTGCGCCGGCCTTGGCTGCACGTAATCCACCAGCTGGCCGCGCAGTCGGCGGTGCGCATGCCCTACGGCGCTATCGAGGCCAAGGTGGAATTCGGCTTCGGCAAGATCGGCACCTCGCTGGAGGAGTTGCGCGCCTTCGGCGAGATCGCGCGCCTCAAGTCGCCGATCGAGAGCGCGGCCAGCGTGATATGGAATGATGAAACGCGCGAATGGGCCATCCGCTACCCGCTACCGATCGGCGAGCCGACCACCGGCCACATCCAGTTTCAGCAGGTGCTGCTGGCCGAGCGCGAGCACCTGGCGATTGACCTGCACAGCCATGGCCAGGCGGCGGCATTCTTCAGCGACACCGATGACCAGGATGACGCCGGCGCCGTGAAAATCTCGGGCGTGTTCGGCAACTTGGACCAGCCGGTACCGACGGTGGCGTTCAGGCTTTGCCTGCTGGGGCTGTTTATTCCGATAACCGTGCCGGCCGCCAAGATTTTCGAAGCCGCACCTGCCACCGCTTAGGAGCCATCCACATGCCACATATCACCCCGGCCCGCTTCCTGGACCGAGTTGTCACCATCGCCCTGATCGGCTGTGGTGGCAACGGTTCGCAGATGCTTACAGGCCTGGCCCGCCTCAACCACGCGCTGTGCGCGCTGGGCCACCCCGGCCTGCACGTGTGCGCCTTCGATCCGGACACCGTCAGCGAGGCCAACATGGGCCGCCAGCTGTTCGGCGCCTTCGACGTCGGTTCGAGCAAGGCGCACGTGCTGGTCAACCGCATCAATGCCTTCTTCGGCCTGGAATGGCAGGCGCATTTCGGCCGCTGGGATACAGCCAAGGTACAGCCCGATATCCTGATCTGCTGCGTCGACAGCGCCAAGTCGCGCCACGAAATCATGCGCAGCTACGGCGACACCCGTGCCGCCTACATCATGGACATGGGCAACCGGGCGGCCGACGGCCAAGTGCTGTTCGGCGAGCCCGACGGCTACGGCTCGCGCGTGGTGGTGCCGCCCGGAAGCGCGCGCCTGCCAGATCCGTACCGCGTGCTGCCCGAACTGGTCGACCTGACGGCCATCGAGGACGACACGCCCAGCTGCGGCCTGGCCGAAGCGCTTGAGCGACAGGAATTATTCATCAACCAGGCCGTCGTCACGCCGGCGCTGTCGATCCTGTGGGAATTTTTCCGACACGGCCGCCTGACCTGGCACGGCGCCTTCGTCAACCTGCGCACCGGCAGCATGCGACCGCTGCTGGTGAAGGAGCCGGCGCCGGTACCGGAAGCGGCCGAAGTGGAAGAGCTGCGCGTGCGGGTGATGGCATGAAAGTAACTGGCATGCTCTTTAACGCTCCAATGGTGCGCGCGCTGCTGGCAGGCACCAAGACGCAGACGCGGCGCGTGATGAAGCCACAGCCTGCCCGCATCGGCACCACCACGATTCTCGAATATCGCGGCGGCCTGTATCAACCCGAAAAGCTGCCGGCCAACAGCAATTTGTTCAATCATTGCCCCTACGGCCAGCCCGGCGATCAAATTTGGGTGCGAGAAACACTCGGCCATGACGCCGATAAAGGCCACTACTACGCGGCCACCGGCATGCATGTCGGGCCGCTGCTCGACTACGAACTGGAGCCATCGCCATCGGTCGGCATTCCAGCAAGAACCATTCCGTCCATCCACATGCCGCGCTGGACCAGCCGCATCCTCTTGGAGATCGTGTCGGTGCGCGTCGAGCGCCTCAACGACTGCAGCGCTGCTGATACAAGGGCCGAGGGCGTAACACCTGACCAGGTGCGGCAAATTTCGGTGTTCGGCGCGAACGCTGTTGAGCGAGCAGCTATTTACCGGCTCGCCGCCATCAGGCCATACGAACGGCTTTGGGAATCCATCAACGGCGCCGGCAGCTGGGCCGCCAACCCGTGGGTTTGGGTCATCGAATTCAAGCGCGCATCACCGCAAAACCATGAGTAAAGGATAGGCCATGAACACCGACAACATCAAAATTTTCCAGATCGATGACTGGGCATACGTCGCCGCGGAAACCGAACAAGAGGCATGCGACTTTATTGCTATCGACGCGGCGCGACCGGACGATCCGGAGGACTGGGAGTGCAGCGAGATGACGCGGGGAACGCATGATGATCTTGAGAAACTCCTCGCGACGCACATCGAAAACGGCGGCACATTCCCCGACCTGATCGGCATTGACGCACATTACCAATAAGGGCATCCAATAATGACCACCTACCAAGAATTCTGCCGCCTGCGTGACCTCCATATCCCAGGCGTGAACGCCCCAAAACATACTGAGGCCGACGCCTTTTTTATGGCCGCTGCCCAGCTGGCCGTGCCCGACGGCTACAAGCTCGCACCGCTTGAGCCTACGCCGGAAATTATCGCCAGCGCTGCAGTGGCGATCTGGCCGACTGCCAGCCCGGCCGACATCGCGCTGGCACGCCTGGCGGCACCGATCGTCCTGATGCAGATGGATATGGCACCAGGAACGACGGCAGATGCGGTCGCCGGCATGCTGGCCACGATGGCGCCGGCATATCGGGCAATGCTGGCCGCGGCGCCGTTTCCGCCAGCGGCCGACCAGCACCCTGATGACGCCGCTGTCGATCGATTCGCCGCAGCGATGAAGGCGAAATTGGCCCTTGCCCGTGTTAAAGGCCGCAGCGGCTGGGACGATCCTGAGCAGTGCAGCGTCGATGACTTGACAGTCATGCTGCGCAACCAGGCGAACGGCGGAGATCCTGTCGACGCTGGTAACTTCGCAATGATGGTCCACCAGCGCGGTGGCAGCATCGCACGGCCGAGACATGCGCAGCTCGACGCCATTGAAGCTGCCGAGCTGCAAACGGTGTTGGCAGATACTTTTGCCCACTGCCGGCCTGAATACCCAGCCGGCATCACCGCCTGGGCCAAGGCTGCCTTGCTGGAAGTAAAGGATAGCATGCGCTACCCGGCCACGATGACGGCAGCGCTCGCCGACGTGCTGGGCCTGCCGAATTTTCGCACCGGCCCCATTGCCCATGTGTACCGCGCTGCCGGCGCCGAGATCCGCACCAAATGCGAGGACGAACAGGCTTTCGTGATCGACCGCTTCTTGCGCCTGGTGCTCGAGCATGATGACGACTGGCGCACGGCCGCCGAAGCCGATATCAAGGTGGCGTACACGCTGGCCGAGGCTAATAATGCGGTAGATTCGGCCAGTGACGCAAAAACGTTGGAAAAAACAGGAGAAAAAACATGACAGCCACCGAAACCGATATCCTGGTTAAGCTGGCCGAACTACTTGAGAAAATGCAGCGACCAGCGCACTCAATCTCAATTGCCCTGTGGGACACGAAAGAAATCGCGGCGTATTTACACCGGTCAGTTGACCGTGTGTACAGTGACATCGTGTGTCTTCCATCTTTCCCAAAACCTATTCGACTACCTGTTAAAGGACGTGCTCAGGCCCTTTACAAAGCTCGGGAAGTAATTACTTGGGCCGAAGATCTTCAGAAGTAAAGGATGATATTTACAAGAAGGGGTAGATCACTCAGCTACCCCTTTTAAAGGTTCGAGGTATGGATTGCAGTAAGATTCTTTAAGACTATTGAATCCAGAATGGAGATCATTGGAGCGACTCAAAAGACTAGTTAAAACGGGTGTGGGCACATTCGCACGCGTCATAAACTCTGAAGCGCTGTCACTAGCATCTAAGGCATGGTACAAATCCAGCGCGGTAGGAACAAAACCGCCCTCCATCACACGGCAACTATTTTGGATATATGTGATCATGGGCTCCTTCATGAATCGGAGCATTTTCCGGTTTAAATCGCGCTTAGATTCGATATCAATAGCAGCGCTGGCTGATTCAGGCGGCAATACCTTTTTCATAATTGTCTCAGTGTAAGACTTCATTGAGTTTGTCAGTTCGCTTAACTCCGCAAGTCTGTCTGCCATGCTTTTTATGGCGGCATGATCACGTCTACTCATCAACAAATCAGAATAAATACCGGCCCACTGCTCTTTAAGCCAGCTAGAAATGTCCTCAAATTTTTCAAATTCTTTAACGAAATTGTTATAGGATTGGTTAATAATATCATCCAACAAAAGAAATATGTTTACACTATCCACATGTGCATATCGGACCGTTTTGTTTTCACGATTTGATTTAAATGTCTCATATTCAGATCTAACATTTTTATCAACAAATATAAAAATTGGGATATTCTTATCTCTTGCGGTCTCGTATTCTCTCTTAGTTACCGAATTATAAGCGCTGTACATTTTCTCAATTACTTCTTCGGAAGCTTGCTCTTTGCGCTTTTCGTCAGCGCTCCCATATCGGCCACCTATGACCAAAACCAGCATATGGCAAGTCTGCACCTCGGCATAACATGCATCAGCCAGAGTCATGTCATGGTGAAACGCAATTCCGCCACTTTCAAATAGGACCGCTTCGTACCCCATTCCCTCCAAAAAGCTCTCCATACTGCTGCGAATATGCCGCAGATCGTAGTACGTCGAACTCACGAATATTCGAAGTCGGGCCATCAGGTACTCCTTGTTTTTAAGACAGTGTTTTTAGAGGCGAGCTGCTATATCCGCTGCCGTTTCATTGTAATACGTCTGAAGCTGTCGAATGTCGGAATGCCCGACCATCCTGGCCAAATCCAGCACGTGCAGCTTTTTGGCCAGCCGGGTGATCGCCTCGTGCCTGGTATCGTGAAAGGTCATCCCCTCGATGCCGGCTTTCTCCCTCGCTTTTCGGAACATGGCGTCGAGCGTCGCCGACGTCACGCCAAACCCCTCCGGCACCATCTGCCAAATTTCCAACGCCCGGGCCGACAGCGGTACATCGCGTGGCAATCCATTTTTGGTGATATGCAGCCTGGCCACCCGGCCGGTAACGTCGGCCTCCTGCAACGAGCATATCTCGCCAGCACGCATCGCGGTCTCGATCGCGAACAGGAACGCCAGGGCAATGCGCTGTTGTTTCGTAGTCGGCGCCACGCCAACCACATCATGCCGCCAGCCCAGGGCGACACAAATCGCTTCAATCTCTTTTTGCGAGACTAGCCGGTTACGCGCCGGCGGCGATTTCGGCCTGGCCACGTCGGTGGTGGGGCTTTCGGAAATCCACTTCCACTCCTTGCGCGCGACGGAGAACACGTGCGACAGCAGGTTCATCTCACGCGTCACCGACCCGGGCGCCACCTGGCGCAGGCGCTGGTCTCGCCAAGCCGCAACGTGGGTGGTACTGACGTCAGCCATCTTCACCTTGCCGAGGTCGGTCTCGGCCATGGCGGCCAGGCGCAGCGCTTCCCACCGGTACCCGCGCTTGGTCTTCGACACCTCCAACTCGTACTTTTCGAACGCGTCGGCGCAGGTCTTGGTGAGGCCGGCCTTGCCCTTGGGCGTGGTAACACGCTGCTCAGCCTCCCAGGCCAGCGCTGCCGCTTTGGTGTCGAAGGTGCCCGATACGCGCTTGCCGTCGACCTGAACCCGGTGAATCCACTTCGCGCCTAATTTTCTTGGTGCCGCCAT